TGTCTATTAAAACCGCTCTCATTAATTGTCCCATGCGAGCTTTTCCGCTCGATTTATATTCATCAATGATTGTTGCTATGATTTTTATGTCAACGTCGACCAGACGTAAATGTGATGCTCTCTTTTCAAAGATTAATGCGCATGATTTTCGACTTTTTAGGGTGCTGCTAGATAGTTCTTTATTGTCGACTCGTTCCTGTTGGATTTCGTTATATCGTTTGATCCAGCTATTAACTCTAATTCCCGGTTCTTTCTTTGTGTTTGCTTTTATTGCCATATCAATAAGCGCGTAGGACTGCTGCGTTTCTTGTTCAGCTATAATCCTGTTCATTTCCATTGCTGCGGCCTTCGCGGCGTCAGCATCCAGCCCGAACCCGACGAAAACGCCAGTGACTGGATGTCTGTACTGCCAGTAGATTTTTGAGGTTCTTTTATCTAACTTGCAGTACAGGTTAGGTATATCAATATTGTGTTTTCTGGGACGGGCAGCCATTGAGAGCTTTCTCCACTAACTGGCGGGCCTGATCTGAAATACCTGAAGTTATCTCAACCCTGCCTACCAAACCTATAAACCGAGCATCTTCGTCCACAACCCACCGGCGGCCCTGCTTTATTGCTGGTGGGTAGGTTTGCCTGGTCTTAGCGATCTTATGCAGTGCCGCGCGACTGATCGGCTCTTTAAAACCGTTAGGGCCAGATGCCCATTCATTGATAGCAACAAGCTGTCCCATTGTTACCTCTCCACTTTACCGGCTGCACCCGGTCACTCTTTAAAAATACAGGTCCCGCAACCATTGCGGGCCCAGTCAAAACAAAGACCACAGTAATCTACTTTTTTGGTCGCTTCCTCTCCTTGCATGCCTGCGCACTGCTAAAGACGTCATCACGCATAATTCGCCACATTTGCAGTAACCCTTCGCGCACGTTCGGAATGTCACAATATTCACGAAATGCGCGTTCCATTGTTTCAAGAGAAGGCTCACCTTTCTTCGCACCATCGAGCACATTGACCAGTGCCGCCTTCTCAGCCACGAGAGTGTTACGAATGTTCAACGACTCGCCTAATGCCACCTGAGTTACATCCAAACGTGATGCCAACTCAGTGACGAGCTCCCCAGAGGCTTTCGGAAGGTAACGTGCTGCATGATGTGCAGCTCCAATAAGCTGTTTCGTTGTTAATCGGGCCGATGCTTTATCTGTTAAATCTAGTTTATGTAATTTCTTATTCACGCTTGTTCTCCGTTATTACGCGCTGCACCGCGCCTGAATTTTGGTTGAGCGAATCCCTCGCCGGAGGCGATGATTTATTTAACTTCGCTTCACTAAATGCCCCTTTCCGGGGCATTTAAGGCAACGTAATTAAGCGCTGAACGTACCGATAAAGGTTTCAACCTGGCTGTCTTTGAACTTCCCGACCAGCAGATCACGGAATTCGGCGGCCATTTCTTCCTGTTGGGCTTCCAGCTGCACGATGCGAAGCACCAGAATCGGACGGTCGCCGCCGAGGATGCTCAGGCGCAGCTTAAAGCGACGTTCGGCCAGGCCTTCAAACGGCACACACTTAAATTCGAAAGCCACCGGCATGATGTCCTGTGTTTTCGCTTCAACGCTTTCCATCAGCGAACGCTTACCGCTGAAATCGTTATCTTCAAAATCAGCTTTCTGAATGGATTCGATAGTGATTTTACGAACTGCCGCCGCCGATTTTTTGGCGTCGATCACCTGCCCGTCAGAATCAAAGCCGGTCAGGTATTCGGACCAGTCTTCGAGCCATTCGGCCAGTTCTTTCTGGCTGTGACGATCACCGTTAATGTCGAGCAGAGCGGAGAACGGCGCTGTTTTCTTCAGGATCAGGCGCGCGGTGTTATCGGCGTGTCCCGGATTGGCCAGCGTGCCCAGGTTGAAAACAGCGATCGCGAGCATGTCGTCGGCATTAATAAAGCAGCGGGTACCTTCAGCAGCGTAACCAGTTGAATAGGTAACGAAATCTTCGATGCTGCTGGTCTGCATTTTGCCGCGAAAACGGAAACGCTCCAGGGAAAGGTGCTCAAGGGTTTGAACGTTCACACCCGCAGGTACCGCCGCAGCCGGGCAGTCAGCGCCAGCCAGTTTTTGTTCAAGCAACTGGAACAGTGTCATCTCGCGAATTTTTTCGATAGCCGATGCATCTAAAGAATGGGACATGGTTTTTCCTTAAGAAAAATTGATGAATTGATTACTGCTGGGCGCGCAGTTTCGCGTCGGCGTCACCAGCGAGGGTGAACAACTGGCCCTGATCTTCCTGAAGGATGGTCAGCTTGCCGCCACGGTTCACGTACATGGGGGTTTCGGTGGTGTCCTCTTCCGAGGATTTGCCACGCGGGGTAGGGCGCACATAGGAAAGCTTGTGCTTGATTTTTACTCGCTTCTCTTCGACCGAGTTGCTCATGCGGTCAATTTCAAACGTCAGGGTTACTTTTCCCTTCTGCCCGTTGTTCAGGACGCCAAAAGCTACTTCACTCAGCGCGGCGGCGATTTTGTTCTCGAACACCCCGCCATCCAGCTCGCCCAGAAAATCCGGGACTTTGGTTAAACGTTCATTACTCATCGGTTTTACCCTCAGAAAGGCGGCTGCCACCGCCGGTTAGTTTCTCCACACAACACAAAAGAGCACCTGCGGCTGCAACCGCCCGGATGGATTGGGGAATGAGCCCGTCACCCGGTGATGCTCTTGTGTGTTGCGTAAAAAAGTGCGGCGCCCTCGCGGAAAATAAAAAAGGCTCAGACGCCGCCAACTACTGCCTACTACCACGCTTGCTGTTTTTACCGTTTCGACTGTGAAGTACCTTTGCCAACCGGAACAGAACTAGGACTTTTGGTATTTCCCAAACACAAGGATTTAATTAATCTGTTAACTCGCTGTTAACATAAGGACTTAACATGTCAAAAACGGACGATATTCCGGTCTTTCCTGTTACTGGTTGGCAAGCTAAGCCGTTGCCTGGCTACGATGCGCTTGCTATGAAATTCGAGTTCATACCTTCACTTTTGCAACCAATTGATTCACCAAGGGAAACGCAATTCTTCGCTCTTACTCCGGAAATGGCCGAGAGCCTGATTTCTGAGCTACAAAAGCATATTGATAGTTTGAGAAAGCCCAATGTCGGTAGTCCGTTTAAGAGCAGGCACTGACAGATAATGGCTTTGTTAACTCACTCTCCCCAAAGCGCCTGAAGTTAATGGCGCTTTGTCTTTTTGAACCCATATGTAAATTCCCAACGTTCCGCGAATCATCCGGTCATTCATACGCCACCGGCGGCTACTTCGTGGGCGTCCTGTCTGTTCGCTGTTGCTTGTAGGTACATTATGTACCGTTAGGGTACATTGTCAAGCGTAAAAAAACCCGCTTTCGCGGGTTAATCGTAAAATTTATTTTTTCTGAAGGTATCTTCGAGGCTTACCTGAGAAGATGACCGTTCCTATTATCGAGCAGTTTCCGTCGATTTTAATATAGGGCTCAGGCCAATTTTGATTCAATGCTTTCAGATACTTACTACAACCATCCTCAATCAATCTTTTGAAGGTGGTTTCGCCTGAATCGTGCATAAGGGCTATGACATCGTCACCATGGCTTGCTGGGACTTCAGGGTCAACAAAAATCATATCGCCTGGGCGGTACTCATCAATCATAGAGTCGCCTATCACTCGCAAAATATAAGTCATGGGTCCGCACGGTACAGGGCACGGATAAGTTTCAACACTGTTCAAGTCCACCTCAGCAAAGCCAGCTTCTGTCCATGCTCCTGCCTGCACCCAGGAAATAACTGGAACCAATGTTATATTTCTATTAGTGTCTGATACATCAGGATTTTTTGCAACATTAGTGGTTTGATGCTCCTGATCCAACCAGCCTAAAGGCAAATCAAAGCACTTTTCAATATGGCGAGCCATCGTATCGCCAATATTTTTAGACGCACCGTCACCCATAAACCTACTGGTTTGGGTTGGTTCTCTGTCGATCATGGTAGCGAAGTAGCTATTACCCCCGACCCCATCTCGCAGTTTTCTGGCGTTCAACCGCCGTATTTCCTGAATCGTTTTCATCCCAGAATTAAACATTGTGTACCTTACTGGTACAAGTGCCTTGTAGGTTCATGTTATTCGTGTAATATGTACACAGGAGGTACATATCATGAAAGAGTATTGGGACTCTTTATCAAAAGAGCAGCAGTTTGAGTTAGCAAATAACGTCAAGTCTACTCCGGGTTACCTGCGGCTGGTTTTTAATGGCTACAAAAAGGCCGGATTTTCCCTTGCAAAAAAACTTGAGGAGATCACCGCAGGCGCAATTACCAAATCAGATTTGCGGCCTGACATTTACCCAAAACAGTAGGCAGAAACGCAGAGTTAAAACACCACAGTATGAAGGGGTTAACCGTGGGCAAAGAGCACTGGAAAGTAGAGAAACAAACCGATTCGTATGTCGCGGTAGTCAGAAAAATTATCGCGGCATTTCCGGGCGGGTACAAAGAGGCGGCTGAGGTTCTCGACGTTAGCCAGGACGCGATTTTCAATCGGTTACGTGCTGGTGGCGATCAAATTTTCCCGCTTGAGTGGGCGCTGGTACTTCAGCGAGCTGCGGGCGTGACCTGTCTTGCCGATTACATTTCACTTGAAACTGATAACGGCATGCATATTCCTGGCGCGACTGGGGAAGATGCCAACGAAGAGATTGGGATCAAACTGGCGGAGCTGGTGGGGCAACTGGGCGATC